GGGCAGACTACTCATCTGAATCAGATGCAGTTTCTTCTTCATCTGATGATGACTCAACTGGACGATACATGGAGCGTAGAAGCTTCACGATCAGACCAGAGTTACTGCAAACCTTCTTGTCAGGGCTAATGAACCCGTCATTAAGTTTATTTGCAATATCAGTCGTCATCGCCTTTTTGTCAATGTATATATATTTTTCTTTGTCGCGTGTAAAATATGAAGTATTGACACCTTCATCAAACACGGGATTCCCCATCAACGTCGAAAGGACAACTGCAGGGCCAGACGAAGCAAGCTTTGAGCTCACCGTATAATTCCTATCTGGCGTCAAGTACATCATTCTATTTCTAACAAATGTGTACCTTGACCTTAGTTCGTTTATTCTTTGAATCAAATCATTAATCTTTGACTCCGAACTTAAGCTATAAAGCAGATGTCTAGGACATTTACATCCTAACGGATGTACACTTTTTCCACAAGTAGGTCTCTTCAACACCATTTTATATTTTTTGGGATCAGTATCTTTATCCGAGATACTATTCTGTTGAAGGATAAGTAAAAGAACCTCTTGAGGTGTTACAATTTCGTAATATTCAGGATTAACAGAACAACTTTCACTTACAGATATACCATAAGGAAGTCCTAAACGTTCTGGAATATTACAACCAACAATCTTAAAAGAATTAAGAAATAACAATTTGACAAATTGTTGGTTTGGTGGTAATGCAAAAAACTTTGCAAACATTCGACGTGTACCATTATTAAAGAAGTATATACTTTTAGAACCGTCGATTGGCCATCCTAGTCCCCCTAATTGGGAAGGTACATAAGGATTAACACCACGTTGTAACAGTTTCTTCAAAACCCCTTTGCATGCAAAGGACCTCATCTTGTTAAAAACAGGCGGAGGAATTGAGGAACCAATGAACCTAGCGAAACTAGGTACATTAACTTTTCGTTGCAGCGACGCTGAAAACCAGGAACTACCCTTAAGAAAACATCTTAAAGAATGGTGGTAGTCCTGAGGTTTTCCGTCTACATACGGTATTTCGCAGAATTGACCTTTGGTTTTTGACTTTAGAACTTTTTCATATTGGATCTTGAAACCAAAGGAGGTGATAAAATAAAGATATAAATTATAACAGTCTTCAGTCCAATAGGAAAGAAGATCGTCACCACAAATCAAGTATAAATACATGATTCGCCCATATGTAATGAACTCTGCAAGTTCTGCTGCAGTCACCTGGAAAATTGTGAGGATAGGCCAAGTCAAACCTATACCCATCGGTGACCCTTTTACCATTAATTTTTCTTTTCCGGAAAACTCAATAATAATTTCCGGTCTATTCAAACCAAAATAAGAATAGAAACGATCTAGTGCATCAAAATGAATATAATCTGTAGCCTTTTCAAGATCGCAAGAAAAATAATAGTGACTCTTCACCAGCTTACCATGCTGGTTTAAAACTCTAGGAATCGGAGGGTGTACACCTCGCAAGATATGTCTCAATACTCTATGATTAGATAAATATTTCATAACATGAGACATCCAAAGATCTTGCTTTAGAATTAGGATCGACTGATTTTTATATACAAGTCGTGTTTTATGTCCTAACTCAGGTATCACTACAGACTTACATCTATAACTGTTAAGGTTTATATCGTACAACGTAGTAAGTCTCTCTCCATCCTTCAAACTTAGAATCTGTTCTTTTATACCTCTGCTGTAGCCCCCTTTGGAGACTGAATATTCATAACAGGCAGAGCTAGATTCAAGTTTTAATTTGTTACGAGGAATATCTTTGCTAATACCAAGACGAAACATGGTATCACTTATAGCGGTTAACAGGAATTTAGGAGTCCTGTTAGTACCTTCCTCTACAAATTCAACCCCTTCGGGAAGAGTTTTAATTTTATTTACAAGAACTTTTGGCCGAGTGGTTAATCTCATGAATGCGCTTTCCTCTTCTTTTTTTAACGTAGCCTCTAAGGGCACAGGAAGGCACCTTTTGCTTCGTGCAAAGGAATATAATTTCGAACCACTTAGCCCCCTCAAAAGTATTTTACATTTAAAGAACCCATCTTCAGACCAACTTTTGAGAGCCGAGTCACAATACTTTTTATAATTTTCAACAATCTTTTTTACACCAGTACTGCTAACACCAAGTGTTAACTTTCTAGCACGATGGATTAAAAAACGTCGTGTAAAAGAGTAGTATTGGACTCTATGGTCAATCTGACCACAGTATATCAAAGTTAAGATATACATTTTCCAAAATTCGTTTAAAAACCGAATTTCTGGTAAGGTTAACCCTAGTCTTGGTAAAAGACTAGTTTTTATAAAACCAAAGCTCGTTTTATAAAAAACCTTTTGTTGTTTATCGTTATAAACAACCAAACAAGTAGTACTGCTAGCCCCTTTCGTTTCCACGAAAAGAGATTGGCATACTGCCCAGGTGAGGTCTCTCTTAAAAGAGCGAACTCCCTGCAAAATATCAAC